CTAGAGGGACTGAAAAGACTTGGTGCTGTTATTGGAGTAGTTGGTGGAAGTACAGCAGCAGCTACTGGAGCAGTGAATGTCTTTAAGGGCAAGGATGAGACTACTTTAGAAACAGATGAAGAAAAACAAGCGTACCAAGAGACGATAGCTAATCCTTGGGACAGAGGTAAAACTCTCGTTGCTACAATGAATGAGGATCGCTCTAAGTCCAGGTACGCAGACCCATCTTACTTGGTTCCTCAGGCTATTATTCGTGATGCTATAAAGGCTGGTTTGTCTGGAGACCCAGATGCAATTACTAAGTACGTAGTTGACCAGTTCGGTACTGATGGTGGACTTGTTGTAAGACCTTTGCTTAATGCAATCGCTAACAAGGATGACTTCGGAAATATCTTAGAAAGCCAAGAGGATTACGGAGCAGAAGAAAGAGCGATGTACTTGTTTAAGGAATTGCTTACTCCACCCACCCTTAGAGAGGCTAAGAAGTGGGAAGAAGCCCTTGAGGGAAAGGGTAAGTACGATGTAGGCGATCTGACAAAGAGAGCTTTTGGACTTCGTGTAAACGCTGTAGACAATAAACAGCAAGCTAGGTTCAACATAATGGATTCTGTAAAGAACTTACAGGAAACCAAAAGAAGATTTTACAAAGATGCAGAAGAGCTTCAGGATGCAGACCTACAGGCAGCCTACCAAAGATCTAACGCACAGGCCAAGCAAAGTTATGACAAGATTGCTAAGCACTACAAAAACCTTCAGACATTAGGATTTAGTGAGAATGAAATCTTCACTATTATGAAGAAGGAAGCTGGGGTATCCTCCAAGGATTTGCTCAGAATCTCAAGTGGATTAGGGTATGAGAATTTTGAGGCCACAAAGGCGAAAAACATTAGGGAACTTTACGAAGATCTTGACCCTGAAATATCAAAGGATAGAGCAATCAGAGCTATTGAAGACCCTGAGATTAGAAGAAGACTAGAGAACTACCAAAAGGAGCAGGAGTTCATCGAGAAGAAAAACATTAGTATACGAGAAAGAACCTTAATGGGCCTTACTAATGTAGAAAAAGTTCAGTACCTTAAGAACAATAATGCTTCTAGGGGAGAGATAATAGACCTTTGGAAAAGGAAAGTTATTTCTGGTAAGGTAAGGGCTGAAGCTCTTAGGAATTCAAGAAGATAAAAAAAGGGCAGCAGGTTTTTAAGCCCACTGCCCTTGAGGTGCCATGCGTGCGGAGAGCAGATCACTCTGGATCTGATGTATCGGGAGGGATAATTTCTTCTTCCTCTTTAGATGATAGAAACTCTTCTATTCTATCTCTAAGAGATCCAACAACGGAAAGTTCTTTGCCGTGGAATGCTCCACGTTTAGCAGCCAGGTCTATAATATTGACTGCTTGGGATAAGTCTTGGTACGAAATGGTAGGTTCTTCTGACATGATTAGGACTGTAGTGATTCTGGCTTCTTTGTCAACTCCCTTATCAGGACTCTGTACTTCTCTTTTGTCTGAGGTCTTTTAGCTCTATTGATCCTACGCCTGTACTCCCTGACTACCTTGTCTGTGTCTGTTCTGTGCTTAGGATGGATAGGATTTTCTGAGTAATCTTTACCCCAGTATTCTATGATAGAAATCAGGACATCCTCATAAGAGGCTCCCAGAGGCCGTATAAAGCGTTTGTACGCATTCCATACCTTACCCTCGAATGAATTGACTTCACGCTGTAGAACGCATCTGACGTGTCCTGAGACATGATCGTGGTCTAAGACCGCATCTTTGATCTGCAATCCTGTAATAGGATCTCTTCCTCCTTGTTGGATTAGGAGTTCCTCTCTGAATGATTTGATCTCGGACTGTTTAAGCTTGTTCATGTTGGATTACTACGGCAAATCTACCTTATACCCGTTTTCTAATTTATAAATCCATAACTTGGAGTATACTTCTACCTCCATGTTGTCCCATAAATATCTCAATAGATCCTTTCTGAGTTTTTTATTGTTAGGCAAAATGTACCTCTCGTATCCATCTCTATATCCAAAGTCAACATATTGTCGCATATCGTTAAATTCCCGAACTTCGCAAAAATCATTAGGCATTACTCCCATTGAAAGAACGTAACCAAAGAACTTTTCGTCTCCTACTTTTAGAAGGGGCCATTCTTTTACCTCAAGCTCTTGGTAAATTAGTTCTGTGTTTCTCATCAAATTGTCTAAGGTCTCTGTTTCTCATTTGAAGATTGTCTAACTTATTTCTGAATGAAGGATCGTCAGGATCTTGTGTTCCTGGAGGAAAGTGTAATGCCGTTCTTCTGAACTCTATAGTTGGCATCCACCCTAGTAGCCAGATTAGCTCTAAGTCTTTTCTGACCCTAGCAAATACGTAAAAGTCGCAGTCTTGTTCAAATCTTCTTTCAACTGCTACCCAATGGTGAGGCTGTGGGACTTGCCATCCACCCTTGCTCTTTACGTCTACTCGCTTCCCCTTTTTTGTCAGAAGATCGTAGTTGTACGTGCTGGCAATCTGTAGCCCGAACTTATCAGCGTAAGCAATCTCTGCTAGAAGCCCTCTAATGTTTCCGCCACCCCTGAGCATAGAGTGATTAAGCGATCCCATTTCTTCAGCTAACTCTTTAGCCTTATTTCTTTGGGACTCAGTTGTCTTTATCTCAATCAAAGCTTTAGCTCTTGCCTGTACTTTTCCCAGCTCTGTACCTCCTCAACAATCCATTCAACGGATTCTTTGTTGAGAACAGCTTGGTCTACTAGCTCGTGGATCAAGTCATCTTTAACCCCACCCATCAGTCTAGTGATCTTGGCCGTTATTACATCTACCTGACTTTGAAAAGTCTGAGCAGCAGTCAGCAACTCAATTGCTTCTGACACCTCACTGACTGTTAGCTTCTTCATAGCTCGTACATTGTCTCCTCTAAGAATCTCTGCATCCAGATCTCAAGAATCCGAATGGTTTCATTAGGCAGGAGAGATGACTCAGCGTACACGATCACAGTGTTATCATCGTCTATGTCTATTACCTTTTGGTGAAACATAGTTACGTCATCCATTAGAGTTTTTCCTAGCTCAGTTCTGCATACCTGCCTTGCTGGAAAAACGTGATAGCCCACTGGCATTAGATCGCCAGTAAAGCCACCACCAATCATAGGGGCTACGCTTTCTTTTACGTACCCTGAATCAGATGAGAGCATCTCTTTCACCTGTAGTGCTAATTCTTTAAACTCTTCTTGAATCATTCTTCTCTGTAAAAAACGTCTATGTGTCCTGGCTGTACTACGTATCCTACTCCTTCTATAACTGGAGCAACAAGTTCATCAAGCACTTCATGCAGCAGCATATCAACTTCATCAGAAGATACAGTGCAGGTTTTGTACGGGGTCTTAAAGGTAATCGTGTACCTTTGTTGGCATATCGGGCAGGTTTCTTCGTTCATGGGTAATCAATATGGTTTTCTTTTTTTTCTTTAATCATTGCTAAAGCTATTGTGCAGTACCCGATGATATCCTCGAAGGCATCCTCAACGTGCTCGTCTTCCACTGCTAGGGATTTAGTTTTGCAGAACGTCTGCACTCTCTTTATCTTGTCTCCCATACGAACGCACAGTCCGATAAGAGGATCTACTCCGTACTCCCTAGCTTGCTCAAAGTTAGCGAAAGCGTCAGTGCTCATTGCGGTGTAGTCGTTGTTCTTGTCCTTTAGTACATTGGACATTTTAGAGAATAAACTCTTAGTGAATTCTTCAAACTTTTCTTTTGTCATAATTCCATTAAATAATTAGTAGCTACCTTACCGTGCTGCACTACTCCGCATCCTATAGCTGGATGAGGGCCGTACTTTCCGTAAGCCATAGCGTAACTGTCCTTGTCTATCCCAGATCCTAGCTGCATACCGAACACTTTACACTTAGCTCCCGTATGCCACTGAACGTAGCACTCAGAATGGTAGTGTCCCTGTACAACTGATTGCATATCCTGCTTGGCTCTTTGGATAGCCTTCTTTCCATCGCCATGACAGTACACTACGTTGTCTATCGTAACGCTCTCAACGAACTCCCATCCAGGAGCTTCAAGAACTTCACTGTAATCTCTGACCCAGCGTTTAGATATTCCTGCCGTGTAAGCCTTGCGATGGACTAGCCTATCGTGGTTTCCTATACAAACGTAAGCCTCAGGGAAAGCCCTGTACCACTTACCTATTCTCTGTATGGCCCTGTCTAGTTCTTCGCCAGCAGAGTAGCCATCGGGGTCTGTCTCGTGGTAGCTGCTGTAATGGTTGTCGATGACATCACCGATCAGTACAACTTTGTTGCATCCAGCTTTACGATCCACGTTCTTACAGAACCTGAGGTATTTGTCTAAGCAAAAAGGCTCATGCAAATCCCCGATGGCTAACACTTTTGACATACGCTATACAGAAAGTTTCTTGAAAGCTAGTTCCTGAATAAGTACCCTAACTTGTTGAACCTCTATGTCAAGCGAGTTGACTAACAACAGCTCAATTCCAGCGAGCGTAAGCTCTTCGGTAGTGAGTTCACGTACCGTTGGAGTTGGCTGGACTTCACCCTGGCTATCAATGCAGGTTGTAGTGTCTTCCTTGAACTTGAACTTAGGTGGGTCATCCGTTTTGTACACCTTAACCTTGCCGTCTATGTATAGACTAGCGTCAGTAGCGTACACCTCAGTCCCCCTCTCGTATTTACTGAGAGGAGAACCTTTGTATATGAGGCCGAAAGTTGAACCATCTTTACGCTCAAGCTGGAAGTTGTTAGCGGAGTCTTTGTACACCTGCTTAACAAGCTTCCCCTGAATCCATTTAGTTTCACTCATACTTACCACGGTAGATCGTCATCGCTATCGTCAGCAGCATTAGCTGTGACGGGAATGTTCTTAGGCTCTTGACTTTCCTGTTCAGCAGGAGTCGCGGAGCGATTAGCCTTACGTTCCTCAAAGACAGATTGATTAT